AATATAAATAACCCGCAGAAATAGCTTTAACATCAACCAATCCTGGCACTTGTACGGGCGTTTTGGAAGCATCTACATCTTGTCCTACACCCAGTTGTCCGTAAGTATTGCGTCCCCATGTCCATACAGTCCCATCTTCTTTCAATGCAATAGTATGCTCTTTCCCAGAAGAAATAGACTGTACTCCGGTAAGAGAAGTTACTTGGACTGGATTATACGTATAAGTCGCAATATCTGGAACTCCAAGGGTACCTCCTTCATTAGAACCCCATGTCCAGACGCTTCCATCGGTTCTTAAAGCTACAGAGAAAGTTGCACCTGTATCGACAGCTTTTACATCCATGAGATTTGGTACTTGGGAAGGAGATAGCACTTTACTACTAACGTTTGGAGAGACACCGACTTGGCCATAAGAATTGTCGCCCCACGCCCAAACAGTCCCATCGTTTTTAATAGCTATATTATTCTGGGAGCCACCCGATTCAACCACTTTCACATTATCAAGAATTTTAACAGGAGTTATTTGTTTCTTTATTACACCAGTTCCATCTCCAAGTTGACCAGATGCACCGTTAGGTCCTGCGGCCCAAAGTGTCCCATCTGGTTTAATAAACAATGAGTTGATTCCGGCATCTACTTGATACTTCCCGTGAGGTTCTTCACATGCGTCAACAGTCTGAACTCCTACGGGAGAAAAGCTTGCCGTAAGAAGCACTGAAAGAGCAGCTGACAAAAAGAGACTTTTATTCTTTCTTTTCATATGTACCCTCCATACTATTGTTATATATTTATAAAATCGGATAAATATGTTTAATTTTTAACGTTTTTTTTGCTATCAGCTATTGGAAAGACAATCAATCGAGTCTTGCTGTATAACGTCTTATGTGATAAAAAAATCCCCCGCAGCTGCGAGGGAAGTATTGAAGGAGTCAGTTATTTGGTATCTATGCTGAAATTTGCTTTGTTAGGACGAATTCCACGAATACCGGTGTCGAAGCATCTCACTAACCAGGATCATTTTGTCACGCTCACGACGTCTTCTACCCGAATCCACACAGAATCCCAATCGCTGACCAGCCGGAACCGTCGATTGCTCGCGTCAATCTCCTTTACGACACCCCAGGCCGTCTCGTACACGCCCAGGCCGCTGCGAACTTCCCGGAACCACTTAACGTGGATCGCGTAGTCGTATTGCGTTGAGTCGTATATGCGAAAACAGTTTTCATCAAAGTCTATCTCGTCGACAACCGGACGCTCTACAAGGCCCCTTTCCGCGTTCATGCGTTGGATTTCCGCCTTGTGTTCTGGCAGTATCATCCGCATTGAGCCGAACAAGTCATCTATCTTCCGCCCCATCTTGATGTCTCCTTTCGTTCCCACGCTTCAAGCAACTTAATGTCGTCCGGGCGTGATCGATCCCATTCGATGTACTCTTCCCGGGCCAATGTGGCCAGCACCTCCATCACGCCGCTGCTACTGCGCCCGGTTTTCACGCACAGCTCATCCACAGTCGGCGTGCGCCGGCGCCCAACGGAAAAGTTGGCGATGATGCGCAGAACTTTCCGTTCAATATCCTGCAGCATAGCGATTCACCACTGGGGCAACGGCAAGGATGTTGTCAACGGAGAATACGCGAAACGCCCGACGCGCAAAGCAATAGGCTTTCACCCGGCCGCTGCTGATTTCATGTATCCGGACCGTTCTCTTCGACGTTCGGCCGCTGCGATCCAAATAGATGATCTCGACAAGATGACCGCTGTTCATATAGCGCTGTAAGTCCCCGAGCATAGTTGTTCCCCTCGCACACAAGAACATTTGTTTGTATTTTACACGAACGTTTGTTCTGTTTTCAAGACAATTTTCACCTAGATCTGTTCGCTTTCCATCAATTGGTGTAGAATTATGTAAATAAAAGTCAGAAAAATTTGCGAGGTGCCCTGGATGAATGCATTAAATTTCATACCTGTGATTCCAAAAGAAAAACAATACTGGCTTGTTAGGACTCAGGGAGGTAGATACTATCGCGATTTTAAAACAGGTGGATTCATTGCAATCAACTGGGATTCTATTACCTTTGATGACATAGAAGCACTGAATTTTTCTGAATTAACTCAAAAAGTTAAACAAGCGTATCCGGAAAAAAAGAAACCCGGTCGTACAGCAAATCAGTTACGGATATTTCACCAAGTGATTAAGCCTGGAGATATTGTGATTATCACGAGTTATGCTTCGAGTGAATTTTCAATTGGTGAAATCATGGATGAACCCCCTTATATACAAGTAGTTACAGAAGCGGAATTAGAAGCGAATCCACGATTGTGTCCATATCAAAAAAGAAGACGAGTTAAATGGTTGAAAACTTTACATAAGTGGGACGTAGATAAGGAATTATTTAAGTTGATTCAGCATGCCCAACATACAATCTCTGAAGCGAACAATTACGCTGATTCAATCGAAAGTCATATCCACAATTTTTATATCAGGGGGAATGAGGCACATTTAGTCTTAGAAGTGAAAAAAGAAGATAGTATTCCATTCACCGATTTTTACCGTATGGGGAATGAGATTATTCAACTAGTGGAAGAATTCTCAAAAGAAACTAAGAAATTCAATATCAATCTTAATGAGATTGAAATTAAGGTCAATGTATCATCGCCCGGTAAAATAACATTTAAAGGAACTGTACTCACTTTAGGCATTTTAGGTTTCCTTATTGTGGGTACATTAGGTGGGGGTGTTAAAATACCGATGCCCTCGTTTACTGGTCTTGAGCCGATCGAAATTCAACTGAATGGTGCGCTCCATGAAATATCCGAATTCCTAGATAGGAAACAAGCTCGTGAACATAGAGACTTATTATTAAAAACCTACATGGAACATTTAGAAGTTAAAGCTCCTGCGGAATTGGTCGATCTTTTGAAGGCTGTCGAGGCAACAAATGAGCAAAATGACGCTTCTGAAAAATGATCATTTGGTATATACTATGCTTAATCGCAAAAGCAGAAAGGATGTTAACCCATGGATGTGTTTTTGAATACAGTGTCCGTGATTGGTACCTTCTTCTGCGTTTTTGGACTGCTGTTCTTTGTTCAACGATATACAATTGGCTTCTTGCCTTTCTTCAAGAAGCAACTCAAAAATCAGCTCTCTATTGGAGATGTTTTCTTCTCCATTACTTCTATCATGTTTATTGTATTTTTCGTCGATTTTTATACTCCTTATTAAAAAAAGCCCTCTGGCGGTTCGTCGCCAGAGGGCTGCTGTTTTTACTCTGCTTTCGGTTTACGGTTGTTCAAGAAGGCCGCTACCACGGTGGCCACGGCAGCAGCGCCGTTCGCAATCGCGTTGATCTGCTCGTCCGTGATGATCGAGTAACCGAACGCCTCCAGCGCCAGTTTGGCGGCGCCCAGCAGGCCAGTGATCAGTACTACAGTGTTTCCCTCTTTCTTCATGTCACGCACATCCTTTCTTCAGTTTCACGGTTTTCGTTTCCCTGCACCACTCGACCGCCAAGCCAAGGACTGCAGCCATCTCTCGGGCCGGCGCGTAGGACGTGCCGTTCTCGATGATTTCCGTCACGTCTTTTCCGTTCACGCGGACCTGCTTAGTAGTTGCACACCATTCCACCTTGCCGCCGGAAGCATCGGCCACAGCTCGGATCGGCAACCAGGATACTCCGTCTCGGAGGTAACCCTGGACCGGCAGGCGGCAGCCATTGATCTCTACGGAAACCTTATCCACAGGTTTTTGTGCTGGTTGTGGATTTTCTGTGACTAAATTTTTTTGAACATCTTCCTTGAACTTCGCCCAGGCTTGCGCCGCTGTCAGTCCGGTGTACTTCCGTGCGAAGTCATCCGACACAAAATAGGCCGGGCAGTTCTTTCCGGTGATGTCGAAGTGGCGCCACAGCCTGTCCACTCCCCATCCATACCGCTTCAGGATGTCGGCGGCCAACTCCACCGTGCGGCGGTACGTTTCCTGGAAGTTGCCGTCCGCGTTGACGCACATCTCAATCCCAATCGTGCAGTTGTTCGGATAGCTGCTCAACTTGGCTACCGCCTCCCGTTTGTACTGCTTGGCGCCGACGTGGTAGGCCATTTCGTTTTCGGGCAGGCAGCGTACGATTTGCTTGTCGTCCACGATGTAGTGCGCGCTTGCCTCAGTTGTAGGCTTGTTGAAGTAGTTGCGGTTGGCCACAGCGTTCGCGCCTTTGCCCTCGTTGGCCGTCCAGTGGATGACAAGGCCCCGGGGGGTAATCTTGGTCCCGGGGCGCGCGTTTTTGTTTGTCAGAAGCATGTCGGTAATCTGCATGGCGTTACCTCCTCAGTTGGTCTTCCATACGGTCAAGCCGCTCGATGACCAGATCGTATTTCTCCGAGAACTTCTCCAGGATGTCCTGCAGGCGTTGTTCCCGCTCACGTGCTTCTTTCTTTGTGGTAAACAAGAGCCAAACGAAAAGGCCAGCGAACGGACCTTGCTGAATCAACGTGTTCCAAAGTGTTTCTTCCATGTGCTCCCCCACTTGTCTCTTTCTAACCCCGATCGGTTCGGGGCGGGCTCTCAGTCTTGATGCAAAATGGGGAGCCGCGGCCCCCATGAAAAAACGCCCTTCCCGCTGTGGAAAAGACGTCATTTTACTCTGTTGTTTGTTGTGGATTGGTGATGATTTCCGTTTTTTCGTTTTCAGTGATGTAGCCTTTTTGCACAGCCGTGGTGAGCTGATCCTCACCCCATGCGCCAGATTGCCAGCGCATTAAACAATAGGAATAAAGTTTGCTTGCCATCGATTATTCCTCCTTTCTCATCCTAACAGAAGGGCATCGACTGCCTCTTGGGTGATTCGAAGTTGTTCTTCCAGTTGTGCGATCTTTTCCTCTGGCGTGAGCGGACGGTCCAAATATTCATACCACAATTCTTTGGTCCGCGGATTAACGTATAGGACACCAGACTTTCCCACTTGTGGTTGTTCTTCCGGGATGGAATTAACCAGCATCGAATTGTCATCTGTTAGGCCGTCGTGCTGGTATTCAATAACTGTAACAATCGCTTTGTCTTCGCTGATTTTTGAAAATCTAATCTTCAACATGATTTATCACCTCTTCAAAATTTGTTTTGCTAATTTGTAAACTCCGTATTCTCCGGAGAAAAAGCAAGCTACCATTCCTGCCCCTATTTTCGCCGCCCTTCCTTGCCAATCCGAGCCAGTACCCACTTTCGGAGAGGTTTTCAGGAAGAGAACTTCGCTGGTAACAAGGTCCACAATAGCAAAGCCTTCATTTGTCGCGAAGGGGAACGGTAAGCAAACAACATCAGGAGCGATCTCGATAGGTTGGCACGGTTGTCCAATGCCTGTGACCGTAATTGTTTTTATCTCCGTTCCTGCGATCGGGTCAATTACTTTCACTTGCCCGCCCAAACATGCAACCGCATAACTTTGTGTGAAACAACATGTCCAGTTAAATCCGCTTGCCGATATACTTTTTGCAAACGAACCCGTAAGATTCTTAATCACGACAACGTTATTCGATGTCTGCGGGAAAATTACACGGTCTTTGGTAATGTCAATGTCACAACCATACATCGTATTTCCTACCGAGTTATTAAGACTATGTGAACGAACGATATTTAGGTTTAAATCGGCAACATCAATATGTCCCGTCCATACACAAAAATAGATTTCGTTACCAATAAGTTGGACGTGATATGCACCTATAGATGAACCGGTTGTTGTGCTTCTTACCCTTTTTATCGCCGCCCCTGTTTGAGCGTTCACCTCTGCCACTACCGCATAATAACTTTCACCGGATTTTCCGTATATATACAAACGCCCGTCCTCGGTTACGATCAGATCGTCATACGTCGCAATTTCAAAATTTGGATCAGACGAAAGAGGGAGATTGATTGTCCTTTTTAGCACCCCAGTTGTAGCATCGTGTACGAATACTTGTTTTGTTTTTCGAGAAAGAGCATAGATTTCATTAGCTGATTGTCGATACCGCAATGCATGGACGTTATTTATATTGTGTGTCGTCGCTTTACTCCAGATAGTTTTTTTAACGTCCACAAACTCGTAAATTTGGACGGGTAAATCTTGTCCAACACGAAGGCCTCCACCTTTCCCGTGGGCAGCTAACACTTGTATTACGTCCATCCTCTCACCTCCTACGCAATATTTGTAATGTCTCCGTCCGTGTCGTATGTCATCGTCCACACCTTCGTCTCGACCGGCGTTGTTCCATCCGCTGCGTAATACGTCCAGGTGTCCGTCTGATAGTTTCCGTTCGCGTCTGGGTTGCTCAAGACCGAGCGCATGAACAGTGTGTCGTCCTGACGGCGGTATTCCACGGTCGTAAAGATGCCATTAGCGTCCTTCCCGCTCTTGGTCACCTTGTAGTTGGCCAACTTGTCGGCCACGATCCGCCCGAATCCGTCCCGCGTCGGGATCTGGTTTGGGCCGGCGCCGACGGTTTTACCTCCCACGCTGGCCGCGTCGCCAGTGATGCTCACATTTGCTTTACCATCCGCCCCCAGGCGCAGCACCTTGTTGGCACCGCTTGTCGCTACCTCTGAATGCTGGACGAAGTCGGAGGCGTGTTTACCGTCCACGGTGTCGGCATCACCGGTAATGGAGAACTCACCTTTCCCCGTGCTGTTCAGCCGAGGAATCTTGTTTGCTCCATTCGGAGCTACCTCGGTCTGCTTGACAAACGTGGAACTGTCAACGACTGCGCGCCGGTCATTGGATGTGATTACGCTGCTGGCATCCGTAGCAAAATACCAAAGAAGGCATTTCGCTTGCGCGGTTGCTTGGTTCGTAGTGATTTTGACCACACCGTCGGAATCAAGGTAAATGTATTGGCCCTGTGTCGGGTTCAGCGCGATGCTGCCGGCCGAGACATCGAAGCGCACGCCGTTCACGTAGGCTGACCCCGACGTCCAACTTGCGATCAATCCATTTGCTATGAAGGTCAGTCCCGAAATGACAGAGCTGCCGATAACGCTCTGGGCGAGGCTTTCAACCAACTGGTGCGCCTTCTCAACGCCGCTTTCCAGGTTGTTGAGGCGGTTCGCCGTTACCTTTGTCCCCTGCTGGACAACTTCGCCAGTGCTCGGGTCGATGATATGGTCGACCCATGTATTCTTTTGATAGCTCATGATGTGCTCACCTCCACTTTTACTTCAAATTCAAAAGCGATCAGCAAGCCGCTGTCGCCTTTTGTGATGCTTAGGGGTTTCGTCGCCAGGGCGTTTCCGGTGCTATCGACCAAAGACGCTGCCTGAATTTGTCCCTGGGCTTGCACGTCGTCCAAATAGATGTATTTGGTGACCTTCATCCCGTTGATGCTTGTCTTGAAAATGGGGTAGGTTTTTACCTGCCCGTCGACGTTTACCAAAGCATTTGCCACATGGCCGTTCAAATCATCCCGAAGCAATTCAAGCAGCCGGTTTTGAACGATTGCCAATGTTCTCACCTCCTATTCCGGAACAGAGTAGAACGTATTGGTCAGCGGGTAGTCCACCGTGTGGGTGCGTGCAGATTCGGCTACAGCCACAGCTTCACGGAAGATACGGCCTTCCAAGTCGTCCTCAGTGTAGAACATACCGCAGATGGGATATTCAACCTCGAAAGAGCGAGCGGAAGCCGAGACGATTATCGACTCCGGTTTCGTTCTGGCCAAAACCGAAAAGCTCAAATGCTTGGGCCGCATTTCGTATACCGTCTCAACTAGCCTTTCATAATCAAGGAGGTCGTCAATTTCAACTACCACCTCGAAACGCTTCTCACGCCCGTACTCCACCACAGTTGCACGCTTGGTCCGAGTAAATTCTCCTGCGATTTTCTCCATTTCCTCGGGCGTGATCAGCGGAGGAATGTTATGCCGCGCTAGAACCCGCGCTCGCCGGGCTTCAATTGGTGTTCCTTCCGGGAGCGGCGGAAGTTTCAACTGCTTTTCCCACTCAGACAGTCCCCATGTTGCGAGGATCGGATTGCCCTGTTTAAAC